TGTTTCGTCAATAATTTCTTGACAATCTTCATCCGTCATTTCTTCAGTATCAAGAATGTCGGAATCAAAATCAAACTCAATTTGTGTGACTTGGAATTGCATTTTTCTGATAGAAAGTTTGCGGAGTTGACGATTGGTGTCAGAAAATAAATCGTTCATCGGAGATACAAGAACGAACCGTAAGGATCACAAATGTCAGGATTATCTGCCAGTTGTGAGATATAGAAACGAATACCTTTTGCAGGTGCTTTGTATGATGCTGGTTTGTAACATGCACCGTCATTCTTATCAACGAACATCCAGCAAGCACGTCCATTTCTCACATCGCTACCAACGACAAGATAAGACCAAATTTTGATGTACTTTCGACCCACTTCGTACTCAAGTTGAGTATAAACAGAACGACCGGATTCAATCCCATCGACTTTCCACTGATTGTTGAGTGTTTCGAGCAGACATTCAGTCAGATACTCTGCTTTGTATTGTGGAGCACAGAAGGTCATGGTTTAGTTGATTGCTTACACTACTGGTACGATCAGGAGCTGAGTAACTTTGAAATCAGACAGATTGCAGGTACTGATTGTAAAGAATATCCTCAAACATATATGCCTCTTCTTCTCGTATCTTATCATCAGTGATACCATTTTCGTTCTGCATCACATGCACAAGTTCATGCAACAATGTGGTGATAAAGTCTTTCTCACTCAAATTATTGTGAATCTGAATGAATTGCTCATCACCATTTTCCTCGGTGAAACCGAAGGCATTGTCATTGGTCAAGTTGGTGTGAAATACCTCAACATCTGACTTGACATCATACAACTCACGAAAGAAATCGTAGACCTTAAATGTGAGTTTTGTGTGTTGTGATTTGCCTGATACAAATAACATCATCAACCTCCAAACATGTCATCCATGAAAGCAGAATCCTGTCCGCGACCATCATTGTCAGCAAACATTGCAAAGTGTGCTTCAGCAACGAGATCAATGACCTCATCAGTGGCATTGAGATTCCACTGATCACAAACCCAATCAACACATTTATTAGGAGATGACATTGTGTTGAACATGAAAGTTTCGAGACCGAAGAGAATGTGTTGCTTGAGAGTTGGATCCATATCATAGGTGTTTTCTTACACTACTGGTACGATCAGGAGCTGAGTAACTTTCTCAGGACCAACTTTTCTGAATGGTGAAGTTTGCACGAGAGAATGTGGGTCGGTCAACAACTTTGAACACACCATATTGGTTGCTGATGACATAACCTTCGTGTTGAGATTCTTCATCACCAATCTTACAATCAATCAAATCGTCTTCAGCAATATACCAGAAGAGATCGTCCTTCATAGTTGCAACCAACTTCCACAATCGAATGAGGTTGATGTCACAATCGTTTTTTTGTGCAATTTCATTCTCGTCCACCTCATAACCGTCACGGATGCAGTCATTGATGGATTTTTTGATTTTTGTTGCTTGCTTGTCATCCACAAACTCACATAGTGTGGACATTTGCTTGGCAAACAAACTCGTATCATATAGATCCTCACGATAAGGATGCAACTTGACCTCAGGTTGCACAATCTTGCAGTACATTGTATCGGTAATTCTGAACTTTAGGGGATGAGCAGCAGCATCACGCAAATCCTTGTCAGCAGTGTAGTATGTGTGAGGAGCAATGATGATGTTCTCTCGAATTACCTCGGGGAACGTGTAAGTGATCGTATTGGGGCAAAAAGTATCGTCACCACCAAACCCGATAAAATCACCTTGAACAATCCCGTTGACATCAGGAAGATAATCAAGGCAATGGTGTAGTATGTCAGCAACAGACCCAGAATGATTCCGATCAATGTCAGTATGCGTTTCATTGATTTTGATTTTGACTTTGTTAAAGACAGACTTTGTTCCTACAAACTTGTTACCAGTTGCAGGGTTAATACCCCATACAATCGCAGGAGCACCATCCATTTTGGTGCTGATGTGACTGTCTGGTGCAGCGAACCAATCAAGAACAGAGAGATCACCAGTCAGAATGGCGTCCTCTGGATGTTGCAGATGAGTGTTCTTCATACTACTGGTACAATCAAGAGCTGAGTAACAATAAAAAGAGAGGATTTCTCCTCCCTTTATATTCACCGATCAATCGCAGCATAGTATGCTTTATCGGCGATAACATTGAATAACAGAGAAAGATCCTCTGCCAGTTTTTTTACTTCGTAGTTATGAATCTGCCAACGAACTTTAATATCACGGAGAACAAGAGATGAATACTCTTTGTAGTCAACGTGGTGCATCAGAGGTTCAGGACGGGTCATAAACAAATCGTGTGCTTACACTACTGGTACGATCAAGAGCTGAGTAACTTTAATTGGTGGACAATTTCAAAGATTATGATCACATGAACGGTTCCAGTCCGATAGGTTCTCCAAAAGAATAATCATATTCTAAGGCATTTGCACACAAAAAGTGTGGATGATCTATTGATACACCTAAACGCTCACACATTTCTTTATGATTATCCTCCATCAATTCTACTGCATAAAGCATCTTATTTAATACATGATCTTCAGGATGATATTTAATCAGTTCATCTCTTAATGCAACCATAAAATTACCATTACCAGCAGTATTATCCATAAAAATAGAATTAGGATCTTTACGTTTTTCCAATGGTATTTTACTCACCATATGATAACAAAGTTTCATAGGAGTAAATACTTCACCTGTATCATAAATACGCTCTTTAGATCTCTCAATAGAAGATCCCACTGCTTTATTATGAATATTATGCTTGCTCATAATTAAAATCCGGTATCCTTGTAAAGAGGTCTTTTGTTATACAAAAGGAAGGTTGATTTTCTTTTACAATATTCTTAATTTCATCACTTTCTAAGTATTTTTTTAATTCTTTCGCTTCGTTTTCCGATTCAGTAATCAAACAAATAATGCTACTAGAAATAGCACACTCATAAGGTTTAACTCCTATTTTACCCAATCCACCCCACTGGGCAGCACTATTCATAATAACACCATGAGTATTTGTAAGTACATTTCTATGATCTTTTTTCACATTAACAATTACTGGACCTTCTCCTCTCTTTCCCATAGTATGAACCATTGGAACATCACCACTCACCATCTTATTTGTATGCAATTTACCTCTTCTCCATCTATAAGCAATATTATTATCAATAGATCCAGCAAAATTTGGATTGTTTAGTTTAATAAGAGAATCTTTATTAAGTTCTCTATAAACTACAGTTCCATCCTTATATGTTATTTTAGTATCTCCATTATGAGTATCATCATATACTACCCTACATGTTTCCGTATTCAAAATAGTAGGAAAATTGGATGGATCAATATATTCAATCTCCTTTACTTTACCAGTTGAAAACAATTTTCTACGGAAAGTTGATTTTACATTTGTAAAATGCTTAGATCGAATAATTTCATCCACATAACCAGCAACTTCCATATTTTTAAGATAAATCTTACTATCTAAATTCGCACTATTAGTAGAATGAGAAGATCTATCTGAAAATGGTAAATTTCCAACAATACAAACTTCATCTTTTTGAAGGGACATGGTAGTGTTCTCCATTAACTGAAAACCTAGTCTAGTTAGGTAAGTTTTAGAATGGGGAAAATGCTCATTACATAGAATCGTAGAATTTGGGTACTTTCTTTTAATAGCATCAGGAATAGATCCACTTAAAGCATTGTCAACAATATAAACACCCATTTCAGGTAAATTATTAACTAAACGCTCTGCTAATTTAGTACGAACATAAACCATACTCAAACTCTGCTTAAGTTTAGTATCCTTATAAATCTCATCATGAACTTCATGTAAAGGTAAATTCTCACATGCATCACCCTTCTGTCTTAAGAAGTCATCAAATTGTTTCTTTATCGGAGGATTTTCACATAATACTTGTAAAACTGTACTAACTTCCTTATTACTAAACATTGAATGTATTTGTTGGTCATTCAAAATATTTAAAGAATCATATTCACCAAGTTGCCATGAGATAGGCATTGATTCAACTGCCATCTGCTGAATAAGAGCAGCAATCCTCTCTATAGTTGAAGATTTAACACCTCCACCATTTCCTCCACCAGGAGAAGAATTGCCACCTACCTTTGCACCAGTAGGATCAGTTAATGTTTCTTTAAAAGAAGGGTCTTTATAATTTTTAATTCCACTTACATCTATACCACTCAAATCACAATCCAATAAATCACTCTTTAATCTTGTTGTGTTTAACTTGTCCCTACTAATTGAGCGATAATATTCTTGAATATCAGATATAATATCTTCAGAAGAATACTCCACTGCATTACCCTCTAAATCATATCCACTAAGACTAATATTCTCCAAAACTTCCCGTATATCTCCACCATTAAGTTCTACACTCTTAGATGCCACCCTTCCCCAAGTAACTTTAATCTCTACATCAGGGCAAGCAATATACATCCCTACACGATCTTTACCATCTAAAAGACGAATTAAACGCCCCATTAATTGTTCAAATTCTTTAGGATCACAAATCTTATCTAAGAGTATAATATGTCCCAAATAAGGAATATCTGTACCTGTAGTGAATTTACGATGCGTTAATACACTTACTCCCTGTGGATGTCTCTCAATAAGAGATTGCATGAGGGCACCCACTGTTATGCCAGCAGATTTTGCTTGATTTGCTACATCATAACTGGTAATATAATATCTTCCTTTACTATTATGATTCCATAAAGAAGCAAGTCTAGGGAGATATTCTTCTGCACCATCACCTTTCTTTCCTTCTGGTAATACTATCAACCCCACCTTTTTAGATATAGGAGATAATCTAGTATCATTAACAACACTAAGAGGATTCTTTTTGCGTGACCGTATATCCTCATACCACAGAGCAGGAAGTTGCTCTAAATCTGATTGATAAACAAAATTCTTATTTTCAGTTTCAACCATTTTCCGAGGATTAAATCCCTCTTCTATGGTATATTGGGATTTAAATTTATCACTAACACTACTATAAGGTGTGTTAATTCCTTGAATAAAGGGTACAGGAATCTTAGTATCCTCAATATTTCTCAATGCCCAAATTAAACTACGATCAACTATAGTTTCCTTTGAGAAGTTACCCATAATATTAGATGGAGTAGCACTCAAAGTAAGAGTAGAAACTTCCTCCAAGAACCTTAACCGCTTAGAAGTTTTCTCTCCACCATAATGTTTATGCCCTTCATCTTCTATAATAAGATCCAAAATACCATTCAATTCAGGATACCTCTTCTCTATATCATCATATGTAAGATCCTGAATACTCATAAAAACATAAACTACTTCACCTTCCGCCTTTCTTCTAAGTAAATCTTCTCTGTTAATATTATTTGAAGTTACAAAACTATATTCCTGATTACGATCAGAACCTAAACAAAATCTCCCCTCAATAGCATCTCTAAATCCTTCTATGGTGTCTAAAATAGGACTTAAACCCAAAACAATACCGCCATTAGAAAGATACCTATTTGCAATCAAAATACTAAGAATGGTTTTACCAATTCCAGTATGACCTGCAAGTAAACACCCATGATATTTTTTAAGAGATGATACACCCTGCTCTACTGCCGATTCTTGTCCAAATCTATAAACAAATGGTTCTTTAGTATTAAAACATGGTTCAATTCCACAATACTCTTTGATAACATTTACAAGAATATCTAAATGTTCATTATTAAAACCAATCAATGCTTCTGTATTCTCATCCTCAACTTGAATTGATCCAACAAGTGCATCAAAAGGAATATCTTTCCTTACAAATAGTTTATGAATATATCTACGAACTGCATTATCATATCCCTTCATCATTCCATCAATCTTATCAATGATGATAATGTAATCAATAATAAGATCAGAAGTTCTTGCAGAAAGACTACCACTATATCTGCTGGTTACTGCTTGCTGTGGAGTCTTACCAGTTGCTTCCCATACTTCTCCTAGTTTCTTCTTATCAAGATCAGCAAATATGTACAAAGCAACATGATGGGGTTGGAGTACCCCATCAAAATCTTTAGAAAGAACAATTATCTTCGTTTTCTCAGTTCTAACTGCGAGTGCCATTTTAAGTGATTGTTGACTTTTTAATTATACAGGAGTCCACCGCTCAGATCAATGGGATAGTGGACACTTTAACATATTGTCACCTTACCGCCTGATCTCACTGATCGCGGGTTCGCCTTTGTTGAACACAACGTCAACAACTGCTTGAACCCTACGAGCGGTGGAAACGCCGACAGGATCATAGCATGGACACACAATAAGCCCAAACGTCTTCTGATCACCTCCTAGACGTATTACACGACCGATTGACTGACTGATACCAATATAATCCATGTTACGCATAAACACAACTGCCTCCAATCCATTGACATTGATACCCTCGGACAGGATACTGTGGTGGATGCAGACAAACTTCTTGTCAGGATCACGACCCCAAGCGTTCAGTGTATCAAAGAACTTCTCGCGGTCAACCTTCTCGCCATCAATGATTGCACCAGTCTTGGATGTGATTGTCATCCAAGAATAACCGCGTTGAGCGAGTTCAGTGCAGAACTGTGACTGAGAGATAAGATTGATAATCTGTTGAGTTGTACGAGCACAGATCAAAACCTTGTTAAGATTATTAGATCCATCAATCAAACCATCAACAACATCCACGCTCTTGCAGTTATCAATCGTCTCTAACAGATTGTCACAGTCATCAGCAAATAAGACCTTACGACCTTTAATCATAGGCAACTGCTTGACTACAACTTTGGGAGGAAGAATATACCCACCCTCAACCAACTCAGGAGCAGGAACATTGACCAGCACCTGACCATAAACAG